CGGGTGGTGCAGCTACACATCTAAGCAATGAGTCTTCTGTCAGCATGGCTGTCACTACAACCTCAGGTTCTGAAGTTGTTAGACAAACCTTCCGTGTGTTTCCTTACCAGCCCGGTAAGAGCCTGTTGCTGTTGGCTACGTTCAAGATGGACACAGCCAAAGCTAACTTGCGTCAGCGTGTAGGTTATTTCAATACAGGCAACGGTGTGTTCCTTGAGAAGAGTGGAACAGGAGTTCCTCGCTTTGTTGTTAGAACTAGCACCAGTGGGTCTCCTGTTGACACCCGCTATGTAGAGCAAACGTCATGGAATGGGGATAAGCTGGATGGTACAGGTACAAGTGGCATCACCCTTGATCTAACCACCACACAGATTTTGTTCCTTGACTTTGAATGGCTGGGTGTTGGTAGCGTTAGATGTGGCTTTGTCCTTAATGGACAGCTCATTGTCTGCCACACCTTCCACAATGCCAATATACAAACAGCAGTGTATATGACCACTGCTATATTGCCTGTACGCTATGAGATAACCAACACAGGAACTACAGCATCCTCTTCAGCAATGAAGCAGATCTGTTCATCTGTTATGTCTGAGGGTGGATATGAAGCGGTGTCTCAGGAGTATGTTGCTAGGATGACAGCAGCTACAACAGGTACATTTTTAACAACTACATTTAAACCTTTGGTTTCAATTAGGCTGGCTTCTACAGCACTGGGCTCAGTAATCCTTCCCTATAATTTAAATTTTCTCCCTACAACTTCAGACAACTACGAGCTAGCTTTATTTGCGAATGCTACATTGACAACTCCTACATGGACAGCTATATCAAATAATTCTAAAGTGGAGCAGGATATAGCATCTACATCTATGACAGGTGGTAGTTTGGTATACAGCGAATTTACTACAGGTAAATCTGGTAGAGTTCCGCTTGCAACAGGCTCTGGTTACAACTGGGATTTACAACTTGGTTGTTCTTTGACTAGTGTTAGTGATATTTATACTCTTGCTGCTAGAACCCTAACATCTACTGGGGGTGGTATTGGTGCTCTTTCTTTCTATGATTTGACATAATGGCTACAACAAATAAGAATAGAACAGTGGGGCTGGTGCTTACTACCAGCAATCAAGATGTATACACTGTACCTACAAGTTTCAGATCCACAGTGGAAAGTGTAGTTATAAGTAACACATCTTCATTACCTGTTACTTTTTCTCTAGATTGGTACCAAGTCCTATCTACCACCTACTACGCAATTGCTACCAATGTACGCATGGAACCCAATAGTGTGTTACAACTAACCAATGCTTTCTACTTAGCACCAAGAGATAAGATTAGAGGACTAGCTAGTGCTGGCTCAGCCATCACAGTGTCCATCAGAGTTAGTGAAGACTTCGTTACAGTGAACCCATAAGGAAGAACATGGCAAAAGAATTATCGGAACAACATAAGAAATTTTTAGAGGTACTATTCGATGAAGCTGGTGGTAGTCTCAACAAGGCGAAGGAGATGGCTGGTTTTTCTCGTGGCTATAGTACGCGCTTGCTTACCAACTATCTTAAAGAAGAGATCATTGAGGCTACCCAGCTTTTCATCGCAATGAATGCACCTAAGGCTGCTATGGCTATGGTAAGCGGTATTGATGATCCTACAGAGCTTGGCCTCAAGGAGAAGATGAGTGCAGCCAAAGATTTGTTAGACAGAGCAGGGCTAGGTAAGACTGACAAGATTCAAGTGGAAGCAACCAATGGCATTATGATTTTGCCAGCCAAGGATAAAGAGGAAGACTAATGAAGGAACTGGGTTTAGGTAAGTGGATACTACCCCAGCCCCCTGACAAGAAGGAATATGTAAGGATACCCAAGATGGGTAGAACCATACCCTTCGGTTATAAGGATGATGACGAAGAAGGCTGGCTAGCACCAATCCCTTTAGAGCTTGATTTCTTAGAAAAGGCTAAGGTATTTCTTAAACAGTATTCCATGAGGCAAGTGGCAGCATGGCTTTCGACACAGACAGGTAGACCAATAAGTCATGTAGGTTTAGCTAAACGAATTAAACATGAGCAATCCCACAAGAGAAAGGCTTCAACTTACCGCAAGCTTACCGAAAGGTACGAAAAAGCCCTTAGGAAAGCCGAAGAGTACGAAGAAAGAACTGGAACAGCCCAAGATAGCGGTTACTTCCACTCAGGAAAATATAGAGACACCAGAGAGTCTTTCTCCAGAAGTACCATTGAATGAGATAGAAGCACAGAACATCATCTTCAAGCCCAATGCTGGGCCACAAACCTTCTTCTTAGCGGCTGGCGAGAGGGAAGTTTTGTACGGAGGTGCTGCTGGTGGCGGTAAAAGCTACGCTATGTTAGCTGATCCGCTCAGATATATGGGTCATCCACAGTTTTCTGGGCTGCTTTTGCGTCACACGACAGAAGAATTGCGTGAGTTGGTGTGGAAAAGCCAAGAGATATATCCCAAGATCTACCCCGGCATCAAGTGGAGTGAGCGAAAGATGCAGTGGCAAGCTCCAAGTGGGGCTAGATTGTGGATGTCCTACCTAGATAGAGACGAGGATGTGCTGCGTTATCAGGGTTTGGCCTTTAGCTGGATTGGTTTTGATGAGTTGACACAGTGGCATACGCCGTTTGCGTGGAACTATATGCGTTCTCGCTTGCGTACACCAGCGTCTGATCTGTCAATATACATGAGAGCCACCACCAACCCCGGTGGCCCCGGTCATGCTTGGGTGAAGAAGATGTTTATTGACCCAGCACCGGCTGGGAAGCCCTTCTGGGCTACGGATATTGAGACAAGTCAGACTTTAGTGTATCCCAGAGGACACAGTAGAGAGGGACAACCCCTATTTAAGCGCAGGTTCATCCCCGCAATGCTGGCAGATAACCCATATCTGGCAGAAACTGGTGATTATGAGACGATGCTTCTGTCTTTGCCAGAGCATCAGAGGAAACAACTGCTAGAAGGTAACTGGGATGTAGCAGAGGGTGCAGCATTCCCTGAGTTTAACAGGCAAATACACGTTGTTCCCTCGTTTGATATACCCAGCAACTGGACTAAGTTCAGATCTGCGGACTATGGGTATGGAAGTTATAGTGCCGTGGTGTGGTTTGCTGTTTCTCCTAGTGATCAGCTAGTCATCTACAGAGAATTGTACGTCTCTAAGGTGTTGGCTAAGGATTTAGCTAAGATGGTGCTGGCAGCAGAGGTTAATGACGGGCCTATGCGCTATGGTGTGCTAGATAGTAGCTGCTGGGCTAGGCGTGGTGATACTGGCCCCTCGTTGGCTGAGCAGATGATACAAGAAGGATGCCGTTGGAGGCCAGCAGATCGTAGTGCTGGTAGCCGCATAGCTGGAAAGCAGCAACTTCACAAGCGTTTGCAAGTAGATACGTTTACAGATGAGCCTCGTATGGTTATAACTAGTAACTGTACGAACATAATTGCACAGCTTCCAATCATTCCTTTGGATAAGAAGAATCCTGAGGATATTGATACAAAGGCTGAAGATCATCTGTACGATGCAATTAGATATGGGATAATGAGTAGACCCCGGAGTAGTCTGTTTGACTATAACCCTCTGACAACTTCGCATACAGGTATGCGTATGGCAGACCCAACTTTTGGATATTGATATGGAACAGAAACCGACAGATAGTAAAGAGCTTGCTCTAGCTGATGCTAAAGATATTGAGGACGAGTCCACAGAAGGCTCTGGCCTCATTGACTTCATTGAGCAGCGCTATACAAAGTCTGAGACATATCGTAGGACAGATGAGATTCGTTGGCTGAAAGCGTATAGAAACTATCGTGGTCTGTACAGTCCTGATGTTCAGTTCACAGAAACTGAGAAGTCCCGTGTATTCATTAAGGTGACAAAGACTAAAGTGCTTGCTGCTTATGGGCAAGTCATTGATGTTTTGTTTACCGGCAATAAATTTCCGCTTAGCGTTGATCCCACGGTATTGCCTGATGGTGTAGCTGACTCTGTTAGCTTTGATGCTAAAGATCAAGCTAAGCCAGCAGAGATTCCCTATGGCCCAGAAGCATCTGCAAATATTCCTAAGGGATTCACCCTAGACAACATCGAAGATATGTTGGGTGGTTTGAAAGATGATCTAAAGGACATCAAGGGATTGAAGATGGGGCCGGGTAAGACTCCCACCTCAGCCACCTTTGAACCTGCAATGGTTGCAGCTAAGAAGATGGAGAAGAAGATCCATGATCAGTTGGATGAGAGCGGAGCTAGTAAGCATTTGCGCTCTACAGCTTTTGAGATGGCCCTGTTTGGAACAGGTGTCATGAAAGGCCCGTTTGCTACCAACAAAGAATATCCTAAGTGGAATGATGATGGTACATACAGCCCCCTGATCAAAACTGTACCAGAAGCTTCACATGTTTCCATCTGGGATTTTTATTGGGATCCTGATGCTAACAACACAGAGGATTGCCAGTTTGTAATTGAGCGCCACAAGATGAGTCGCACCCAGTTACGCAAACTGAAGACTCGTCCTTACTTCCGCAAGAATGTAATTGATCAGCTTATCCGCGAAGGTGAAGGCTATGTCAAGAAGTATTGGGAAGATGATCTCAAAGACTACGCCAACAACTCATCCATTGATCGCTTTGAAGTGTTGGAGTATTGGGGCAATGTAGATATTAGTTTGCTCAAAGAAAACGAAGTTGAAGTACCTGCTGAGTTTGAAGACGTAGGAGAACTGCAAGCAAACATCTGGTGGTGCAATGACAAGATCTTGCGCTGTGTCTTGAACCCGTTCAAGCCTTCTAAGATTCCTTACTATGCTGTTCCTTACGAACTAAATCCCTACTCTCTTGCTGGTGTTGGTATTGGTGAGAACATGGATGATACACAGACGCTGATGAATGGCTTCATGCGTATGGCTGTTGACAATGCTGTGTTGTCTGGCAACTTGGTGTTTGAGATTGATGAGACTAACCTAGTCCCCGGACAAGACTTATCAGTGTACCCCGGCAAAGTGTTCCGCAGAC